GTATTCGGGGTTTTATCTGACTCCACTGTAGCGAAAAATCGCTGCAGCCGCGTCCGTTATGCCATTATTATATTTCTTTGCAATTCGGCACTGGATTCCGTCTATTTGCCCTAGCAGATGGGAATCTTCAGTAGGTACTTTTTTAACTTTGCTATCTGGTATCTTAATAGCCATTCCTTTCACTGTAATGACAGACACAAACACCTTAGACATAAGGTCGTCAGACATCTCAACAGAAGGGATTATATTTAAATTAATGATCCCATTTGCTCCCATACGCTCCAGTTCTTTTATTATGTTTTTGAGTGCATCCTCAGTTGTAGGACGTTTCGGTCTTCCATTTACCCATCCGCCTTTCTCCGTTGCAATAATGCTACCAACAGCGGTATAATCAAAATTTACGGAATTGGATTCAGTTACAAAAATGCCAGCTTTAATCAAAGGAGTATAATCTATAACTCCTATTCTTGATTCTGGTTGCGGCAAGGAACCACACGATCCTAATACCAAGATTAGTAGAAGACCACAAATTGTTTTATTCATATGTGTGTGTATTTTATTAGACCAATAATTACATTTCCATTATACTAACTACCCCAACAACCAAACTCATCGAAAGAATATCTTCTTTAGGTACTGAAAAATCCGAATATTCCGGATTGTATGATACGCAACGAATCTTATCACCATCATCATATATTCTCTTAATGATAAATCCCTGTGTTGTATCCAAAACATGTACCTTTCCCCATTGAATGAAACGAGATTGATCGATGCGTCGGCATGCTATTTCATCTCCTGATTCAAACCGGGGCGACATGCTATCGCCTTTAATAGGTATCGTAAAATCATATGCCGGTATTTGATAAATAATCGGAAGTTGCTCGCACTGTTGCAATGTCACTCCAATTGATTCTCCAGATAAAGATCCGGCAGCTGCGGTGAGAGGAACACGTGGCCGAGTTTGTTCCTTTCCATACTCCATAGGAGCTTTCGCAATTATATTAGTGTGGGATGATTTAAGCATTTCCCCACTACCGGTAATGAGCCAGTCAAGATTTAAATCTGGGCAAGCTATCGCTATTTTCTCTATAGAATTTGCGCTAAATCCGGACTTTTGGGATATAGCTCCTCTGGATAGTCCAGAAGATTCTTCAAAAGAAGTTTGTCCAACTCCTTTCATCTTTAGGTATTCTATAAATCGTTCTTTAGTTGTCATATTTGTTTTTACTGTTATTTTAAAGTATATTTGTATTGAATTAGTTTATTAACCTCTAAAACTTATCGTTATGTTATCAAGTATTGTTATAGTCTATTCGATTATTGGATGTATTTTAGCTGCATCGATAGCCTTCAAGTTACTTTGCTTGTTTTTATCAGAATGTATGTATTTCAATCTCCCAGACTGGATTGGTGAACTATCACACTGGATTACGCTTATAGCTTTTGTACTTGGTTTGATAATAGTGCTATCTGTCGTATTTATAGTTTCATTTATGGTAGGTGGAGTGATTGCTGACGTACTTTCGCATTTTGCATAAATTCCCAATATGCCACCGACGATTGATACCAAAGTCAAACCCCATTGAAGTCCAGACCCAACTCTTTTCCACATAATAGAGTTATACTCAGATACGAACCTTCCGTTCTTAAGTGCTTTAATGCCAGATTTTGAGGTTTCGTATCGAACTTCATGTTTAATTATAGCTCCAGTTTTTTGGCATTGTTTAGGTTTATCGGGCTCTGAATCAATAGTATTTATGTAGCCTGCAGTAACCAATTTTTCTATTATGTCTTTTTGGTACACCTCATTGTCTTCATATCTATTTAGTAAGTTCATGTATCGTTTTTGCTGCGAGGAACTTTTTTCGTTTATATGGGATAGAAGTACAAGTATGATTCTGTCATTCTCATAGTCAATAGGTAATTTTTTGCTTTCTATTTGAAATACTTCCATAACGGATAGTTAATTAAAGTTTAAATACTGTTATTTTAAAGTAGAATATTTGTTTTACTTTAAAATAACAGTAATCTTTGCATTCGTAATTCAGTTCACAATAAAACGGACGGATACAAAAAGGGCTGTTAGAGAAGCGTCCCTATTCCTATCGCTGTTTATTTAGTCGTTTGCAAAGATAGGCAGTCCTTTTCAATTATCCAATGATATGTGAATGTTTTACGACACAATTAAAAGGTTTCGTGGCTGTTACCAGAAAAAGACATTGGACAAAGCTCTATTTGAGTAACTATCTAACAGCCACAATAGGATAGTGAAAGAATGGAGCTTTCTTCTTTTAGGAGGAGGAAAAGAATATGAAAAGAAAAAGGACACAAAGGATTAGTCATATTGAAATATCAATATACTATGAATTGGAAAGTCGAAGTAATGGGAATACGGAAGGGCTGTTATCAGTATCTAGGTCTATTACATCAGATGGAAAAGAGATTTATAAGGATAAAATGAGTCCTAAGATGTATATAGCATCAAAGGACCCAATAAGAAACTTAGAATGTTTTCTTTTAGGACTTAAAGAGCCCGAGAACAGTAACAATATTAGCTGCGATAGTAGAAAGGGAGGCGGCTTTTTCGCACAAATTTGGAGAAAGTTGTTTTGCAAGAAAATCCAATTCATCACTTAGTTTCTGAATATTGGCCTTCAGTATTTCTTCTTGAGCTACAAAACCTCCATGACTGTAGAAATCATGAGCTTTAGCTCTTAGTCGGAAAACAATAGTTCCTCCTAAGCATTTGGTTTGTTCAAGCAGCCCCATTTCCTCAAATTGATCATATATAGCTTCAACGATATCAGAGGAAGTATCAAATTCTTTAGCGCAAGAATGAATATCATTTTGGACATTCATGCTGCCTACGGATAATAAATCAGCTAAAAGATCATCTTTTAGTTTAGGAGTAATGAGAGTAATCATAAGTATAAAATTTTAAATGTGACATACAAAAGTAATAATAATCAGGGCACGTCATCTATTCTTTATGATGATTTTAAATGTGACAATTTACATTTCTCTTTTAGAGACGTGCCCTAAAAATGGAGAATTAATCATGGATAGATTACAGGAAATCATGATGGCCGCCGAGGGTGTAACCTTCAGCAAGAATCAATCCTCAATTCTAGTGGGAGGAAGAAGAAGACTTGAACGATTGGTTTCTGAAAAGAAAATAGCTTTCGTAAAGACTACCGACAAAAAGAATGGCCGGTGGGAATGTAAAGGTTCTGATGTATTACGTTATGCTATACCTCAAAATTACACTCGAGTATGAATAGGATCAGCAAGCACTTGCTAACAATAGTTGTAGCAGTAGTGACAATAGCAGGATGCATCTATGCCGGGAGAACGGAGTATAATGATGATGTATTATCCGGCATGAGCGCAGAGAAGTATCAGTACATACATGACAGTCTAGGTTGTCGTGCCTCTCAAGAAGATGTAGTCAAAGAATACATCACTAATCAAAAATATTATGATTCAAAAAAATATTAGATCATGAGTAAACAATCTTTCAACATTCCCAATGGAAGCAATTATGTTTCAGTTGAGGCTACCGACAATAAACTGATTATCTCTTTTTCAAAAGAGAATCCCAATATGTTTTTCTGTCAAGAGAGCGAACATATAGAAGAAACACCTCTTATAGGTCATTTATCTATATTCTGGGATCCCGGTTCCTCTGATGCTATAATCTCCAAAGTGGCTGACATTGATTATTCAGACTGTACATATAAAGCCCAAAATGGGGTATGGTACCGGCATGCTATCCGTTTTCGTAGTGAAGAACAATATTCCAAAATACTCCAATCCAATGTTACAAAAGGCAAAACCAAGTAAAAATAGCCTCATGGTCAAGCTGGACATAGTGTTTAGCAAGTTTATTCGAGTGCGTGATATGAGAAAAGATGGTACTTTCATCTGTATATCATGTAATAGAATACTTCCATATGAACAAGCGGATTGTGGACATTACATCAATAGAAAACATATGGCTACACGGTTTAATGAGAAGAACTGTAATGCTCAATGTCGTTCATGTAATCGATTTGACGAAGGTAATTTACAAGGGTATCGACGTGGATTAATATCCAAGTATGGTGAGTCTGTTGTACTCATGTTGGAGTCTATGAAGAACCAGATAAACAAGATATCTGATTTTGAGTATAAGGCGATGATTGATTATTATCGTAAGGAGACTAAACGCCTAATGAAAGAAAAAAACATGGATTGATATTATGCCGGAATTATGCAAAACGGATATACGAGCAATTGATCGACTGTTATGTCAATGCTCCAGAGAAATAGAGAAGCGTACATCTCCCTGTTCTCCAGCCCGTGACTTGATACGTAGATGCAATAAGATTCGTAAGAAGATTCATCGCATAGTTCCAAATAAGTAACATATGGAACTATTTGAATTATGAAAGTCATATATGTGTATTTAATCTTTCGAAAGAAAGGCTATGCTTTTGGTTCATTGAGTGCTGTCTTTGATTATTTGGATGAAGATGAAGTCGGAATAAAGAAGACTACATTACTTCATCGCTCTGATGCAGGTACAATAACAACCCAAAGAGCCATTATAACTAAACTAACCTTATTGAGGAGTAAGAAATGTCATGGTAAAGAAGATAGAGACAAAAATTAAATGTGATTGCCGCACTTGTAAGCGTGCTGGTCCAGAAAAGAACTTCATGGTATATTGCCCTATTTGGGGGTGTAAGAGATCTATTGGAATTCGATTATGCTCACACTTTATAAATAAATGATTATGGATAAGAATGATTATAAATGGTTGAAAGTAGAGGGTGAACCATTGACTTTATATGGAAACAAGTCCGTACAAGCCAAGGTTTCTGCATGTGGATGTAACGGGTGTAGTTACAATAAAAGGCAAGGTGCTAAGAAATGTACATTGAGCCAATTCTGCATGGGCCATTTACGTCCTGATAGAATTCCTGTTGTCTTTGTAGTGGATTGATTATGGAAAGAGAGTCATTTGTTTTTTATAAAAGCTGGTTGGAAGCAATCAAGAATTTGCCGAGAGAGATGCAGGGAGAAGTGCTCACGGCCATAATTGAGTATGGTCTATACGGAGAAACAACTGAATCACTAAAGCCAATTACGAACGCCATGCTAGCTATGGTTATACCTCAAATAAATGCGAATAATAGAAAGTTTGAGAATGGTTTGAAGGGAGGTAGGCCCCCAAAAGGGAACCAAGATGAATCCAGTTCAAAACCAAACAATAACCAAACAATAACCAAATCGGAACCAAACAATAACCAAAATCAAACCACCAAAGAACCATCGCAAAACCAAATGGAAACCAAAGTGGAACCTAATGTATATGATAATGATAATGTAAATGATAATAAGAAAGAATCTGCTAACGCAGATAAGAAAGAAGACGAGCCTTACGGCTCCACACTCTCTCCTAAATTTTTAAGTTTTCAGGCTTGGATAAAGGATAATGCTCCTTATTGTGCCAATCCCAAGAACATGAATCAGATAACGGAGAAGGAACTTGATAGATTAATGGAAACCTATACAGAAAAGCAAATTGCTGATGTTATTTCCCAAATAGAAAATAGAAAAGATAAGCGTAAGCAATACTCTAGCCTGTATAGGACTGTACTAAATTGGATTAAAACCGAGAAACAACAATGAAACGAAATGAAAGAATAGCATTTTACGATCTGGATGAAGAACGCTTGGTACTTGGAACGCTATTAAATAACCCTGATAAACTTGTGGAAGTCAGTAATATTTTGGATGAGGCTTGTTTTTATCATGACTTTCATAAGCAGATATTCAGAGTTATAAAAGATCTGGATAAGAAAGGCAAGAAATTTGATTTCATTGTGGTAAAACGTGAACTAAGGGGTAGAATAAATGAAGAGAAAGACACTCCTTTGTTTTTTGAAATCGTGGGGCAGAGAGCTTATACTAACTTGTACGAGCACGCTGCAATACTGAAGGATGCTAGTGCTAGACGTCAGATTGAAGATAATCTAAAGAATGCATTAAGTTTGATACCATGTGTCACAGAAGATCCTTTCGAGATTATAGAAAAGGTCAGAAACGCTTTGGACGGAATATATTCAGATCAGACTTCTGGTGTGATAACTTTGCGTGAAGCACTTGAAGGAGCCTATGAGATAATCAAGAAGAACCTTAATAACCCTGATGCTTCTTCAGGTACTCCGACCGGATTCCGTGAACTTGATAGAAGAGGGATACTGAAGCCCGGTTATCTGACAGTAGTAGCAGCCGACAGTTCACAGGGTAAGACATCTCTAGCAACTAGTTTCTGTGTTAATGCAGCTATGTCAGGCGCAAAACAAGCGTTTTACACAATGGAAATGTCGCCAGTTGAGTTATCACAACGTATATTAAGTAAAACAAGCGGGGTGAATGGAGTACGCATAGCAAGTGCGCAATTGACAGCAGAGGAATTCTCCATGATAGATAAAGGATTTGCACCCATTTACAATCTTCCTCTTTATTTCGATGGGAAAAGTACTTCTACAATTGATTCAATAATATCCAGCATCAGAATGATGAAAAAACGATATGATATAGATGGAGCTATTGTCGATTATTTACAGATCCTTTCTGCAAATAGTAATAGCGGTTCAGGAGACGAAATGCAACTAGGCATCTTTGCGCGGAGATTGAAAAATATAGCAAAAGATCTTGGAATATGGATACTAGCCTTATCTCAATTAAGTCGTGATAAAGTAGATGTAGTTCCAAGCATAGGACGTATTCGAGGTAGTGGACAAATAACAGAAGCTGCAGATGTCGTTCTTCTCTTATACCGCCCGGAACACTACGGAAGGGACAAAAAATATCCGGAGCCTTTTTCGAATGTATCAACAGAAAATACAGCTATGATCGACGTGGCTAAGGGACGCAGTATCGGGACATGGAAATTCATATGTGGATTTAATGCAGAGACTACACAATTTTATGATTTATTGGATATTCCACATATTAATCCGTCAGCCTCATCCGAGGAAAAACCTTTTTAAAAATACAATAATGAAATGTGAAGCAGAGGGCAAAATATTGGTAGAATTGCCAACTACCAGCGGGATTGCTAAAAATGGAAAAGAGTGGGAGAAGAGGGTATTTGTTATGGAAACCAACGAAAAGTATCACAGTAAAATGCGTTTTGCCATGTATAGTTTCGATGGACCAATAGAAAACCCTCCTAAAATTGGAGATACAGTAAAAGTTGCTTTTACTGTTGAGGCTAGGGAGTATAAAAGCAACTGGTATAATGAGGTAAAAGCCCATCGTATTGAATATGTAAAAAAATAGAAAAATAATTATGAAACCAAAGCAAGAATTAATAAATATAGCCATAAAGGATGGGAGTATGGATAGAATGAATATGTTATTATCAGCCGCCCATCTTTTGAACTGTGAAGCGAATAACTTGGTTGAAGAGGCATCTGACGTAATGAACGCTAAAGGATTGTTACTTGGTAATCTTAAAAAACTTCATAATGACTTTGTCAAGTGTGCAGACCGGTATTTCAATGAGTTTTCCTTGTTAGTTACTACTGAAAAGTGTAAAATGGATATGTTCGATGACTTACAGGGATTTGATGAATCGTTTAGAAAGTGGGCTAAAGTTCCTGTTGAATGGCATCCTCAAATATATTCCAATGAGAAATAACCTTCAAACGATGTGAAAACTTGCAAGTTCTTGAATATTCTTCAAGAATTGCGTAAAACAAGAATAGATATGAGTAAAATAGATTTGAACGCCCTTCGTGATGGGGCATATAAAACCGCTTATGAACATGGCTTCCACGATCAAGAATTGAGTAACGAGCATTATTTTTGCCTTGTTATATCCGAATTAATGGAAGCTGTGGAAGCTGATAGAAAAGGAAAATACTTCAAAGGAAAACGAATGTTTGAACGTGATTTTAATCTTTACTCTGCATTAGTAGAAGAGAACGTACGTTATAGAAATACCTTTGAAAAACATATCAAAGATACAGTGGGGGATGAGCTTGCCGACTCTGTTATCCGCTTGCTTGACCTTGCAGGACTTCGAGGAATAAGCCTTGAACTTGCCAACGGAGATATTGATGACTGTATTGAAGATATGGCAGAAGCCTGTAAAGGCGAAACTTTTACCGAATCAATCTATTCCATCTCTACACTTCCCGTTAGGTATGACGGAATATTTGATTTTCCTACAGCCGTGAATGATATGATACTGTCAATCTTCGGGCTTGCCAAACACTTAGATATAGATCTGCTTTGGCACATCGAGCAGAAAATGAAGTATAATGAACTCCGTGAAAAGATGCACGGGAAGAAGTATTAACCCTCATAATCAAGAATAGATATGAGTGACTTTGCATGGTTTTTAATGCTACCTATATCAGCGATTATAGGACATTACGCTGCTGAAATAGTTCGGGCGATTTACGGGCGGGAAAGAAAAGAAGACGATAATAAAGAAGTATGATAACAATAGTAATTAACCCTTTAAAATGATACAACCAAAGCATTACAATTATCACAACCGGTCCCGACCCGCACAGCGAGAAAGGACTACATAAACCACTTCCGTCAGGAGAAGCCTTTAGAGGGAATATTCTTCACCGACTTTATCCGGGAAGTACTTGAAAAGAGATCCAGACGTAAGTCTGAACATTATGCAGCCGTTTATGATGCGATCATAAAACACATAGATAACTTCTCATTAGAGTTTGATTGTGACATATTCACCAATTCGGTGACGGCTGAATTCTTGGATGATTTCATCATCTACCTTGAAGACCAAGGGCTACGGCATAACACGATTGTAGGATATATCCTGAAAATCCAAACACTTGTCCGTAGAGCATCGCAATACAATTATGCCGTAGATGTTACCTATGACGAGATTGATTTGAAGTGTGAGCCTACAAATGCGGTATTTCTTTCAATGAATGAAATCACTAGGATCTACTACTACAAGTTTGAGAAGCAGGACAAACGGAAAGCAAAGGAGAGAATTAGAGACATGTTTGTATTGGGATGCCTCACTGCCTTGCGTTATTCCGACTATTCAAGATTAACAAGTCAGAATCTGATAAACGGTTATATCGTGATCCGGACAAAGAAAACCAATGTAGATGTTAAAGTCCCGGCTCACGATTATGTGAAAGAAATATTCGCAAAGTATGGTGGATTTGTGCCCTGTGGTTTATGTATCCAGTACTTCAATAAATATCTGAAGGTAATAATGAAAGAAATTGGGCTTAATGACCTGGTTACTTACTCATTCACCAAAGGAGGTAAGATCATCACAGTCACCCGTGAAAAGTGGGAACTAATATCTAGCCACACAGCTAGGCGTTCAGCGGCAACCAATATGTATCTAACCGGTCGGATGAAGACGCTAGAGATAATGAAACTCACCGGACATCGGACCGAACAAAACTTCTTCAGGTATATTCGTCTGACCGGTGATGATACAGCCCGATCCATTTCGGGAGATATGTTTTTTAGAAAATGATTAAATGAGATGAGGCTATAAAATACTAATATGGAATATAAAAAACGCATTTCTATTCGGTTGGATGAACGTAGTGCAATGCTTTTGAACGAACTTTCAAAAATAACACGAACTAGTACATCAATTATCATTCGAGGAATGGTAAACCGTAGTATTGAGGAATTGATAGATAAATCAGGTAACTGGAAGATACCGAATGAGAAGGATAAAGAAGGGAAAGGTTAATGATAAAGTTATGGCTATGATCGCAAGCAATTACAAGCAGCTAAAACAACTGTGTGCCGATCATAGCCACGGACTTTATTGTTCTAAAGACAATGAAGATATTTTCCAAGATACAGTATTGTTTGTATCTCTTGATGAAAAAGCCTCATCTCTTTCAACTGACAAAGAATTGATAGATCATTTCTGTTATCGCTTCCGAATGATAGAGTATCAAGCTATCAATGATAATAAACTATTAAAAGAAATACCTTATGCCGACTATTTACAAGCCCCAAAAACAACAGAAGAGGAATGATAACTATTACGATGCAGAACGGAGGAAAGTATATAACTCCGATCGCTGGCGTCGTTTACGTGCCTGGAAATTCGCATGTAATCCACTCTGTGAAATGTGTTTAAAAGAAAACAAAACAACTCCAGCCGAAGACATCCACCACACAACTTCGTTTATGAGTACGGACGATCCGGTACAACGTGTTTTTTTAGCTTATGATTATGACAATCTCATGAGTCTATGCAAAAAATGCCATCAAGCAGCGCATAATAAAAAAGGGAGTAGTACATAGCTACCCCCTAAATGCCTTTGCACGGTTCACAAGCAAAGGCGGTGTCAGATAACAGTTGTATTAACCAACTGAAAGTGAACCGATTTTATTACCAATATCTTTTAAGGCACGATTAAATATTTCAAGTTCTTTCTCATTAAGTGTATATACATGCCCTCTAACCTTATATCCGTTAATACGCTGATACAGCCAAGCACGACTCTTACCAAAGTAGTTCTTGGCAATATATGACACAGGAATTAAATCTATGATCTCATTCATCTGTTCCCGTATAGTGAGGCGATTACTAATACTCTCAACGTTATTAGCTATTGTGTCCAGAGTTTTATCCAGATGTTTTCTAATAGCTTCTTTCTCTTCTGGCTTGGTATACAAAGCCTTCATCTCGTACAAGTGTGCATCAAGTTCATCTCCATGCAGACTATCCATCTTCAACAAATCTTTTTCTAATGTTCTCATATCGTTGTTAGAGTTATGTCCCCTCCGAAGAGGGGAGATTACTACTTCTTTAATTTCTCTTTTCTTTCAAGGAGTTCTGATATCCTTTCGAGTATCGCATCGGTACGGGCTTCATCATCTTCCTTTCCTATTTCCAGTATAAGTACCTTGCGTTTCCACTCTCTAAGATTCTGTTTTTCCTTTTCGATTTCGAACTCAATCCGTTCAAGTTCATTCAGTTCTTTCATTACTTTGTTTTAAAGGGTTAATACTTTGTTTATCTGACACTACAAAGATACATAATCATTTGTATATGCGCAAGCATTTAGGGCAATATTTATTCATAAATCAAACAAATAGGGATTTCCCTATGAATTCAATATATAATTCTTAATTTTAAGTTAATTTTAACTTTTTATTCGTCAAAAAGGGGGTATGGGGTCAAATTTTGAGAAAATGAGTCTTCCAAACCTCGCCTTACCTTAGTTCACACACACGGCATTTTTTGAAAAAAGCCAAACTGTTTCGTTTTGTTAAAAGCCACATTTTTGTCTGACAATCGTATGGTTTTATAGTAAAACGAGTCAAAATCATGGAAAAAAAGAAGAAAATCAGCTTTAAACTACCTGAAACGATCAAGCATAAAGAAGCCCGAAAGATTATATCGGACCTTGTGAAGCAATTGAATGATAGAGGTATGCTGGAAATTGCCGATATTCCCCAGCTGCACCGGATGGCCACGGCTTATGATGCTTATCTGGAATGCGTTGAAGTTTTGGCGCGGGATGGAATGACGATGGAGAATCTAAAAGGCGAATGGGTGAAACGTCCGGAGGCGAATTTGCTTAAAGAGAACTGGAGCCAATACCTGGAACTGGCAAAAGAATATGGATTGACTGCTAAAAGTAAGGGGCAAATCAAAGCCATGAACGCAGGAGATAATGAAGAATCCCCACTTGAGACGTATCTGAAAGGCAAGAAAGAAACTCGTTAATGCAGACAAAGACTTACTATAAATACGCTCAAGACGTTATAGGCGGGAAAGTCGTATCCGGTAAGTTTATTCAGCTTGCTGCTGAACGTTTTTTTTCCATGATGGAGGATGATCGATACGAATTCAAAGAGGAAAAAGCAGATGAAGTTATAGAATTCTTTTCCATTCTTCGACATTTCACCGGACGCCATGCCGGAAAGCTGTTCATCTTACAACCATGGCAACAATTTGTAATAGCGGCTATCTATGGGTTCTATATCAAAGAGACAGATGAACGCCTTGTGAAGTATGTCTACATAGAGATTGCACGAAAGAATGGGAAAACAGCTTTTGCAGCCGGATTATCATTGTATCATCTAATTGCTGACGGAGAAATGGACGCAGAAGTGGATCTGGCAGCTAACTCTAAAGAACAGGCTAAAATCGCATTCAAGTTCTGCTCTCAATTCGCAAAAGGGATTGATCCGAAAGGAAAAGATCTTGTTTCCTATCGTGATAAGGTCAAATTTGAAAAGATGTTATCTCTTTTACAGGTCTTTGCCGCAGATGATTCAAAGTTAGACGGTTTTAATGCTTCGATGTATTTGATTGATGAGTATCACGCTGCAAAGAATACAGGTCTAAAAGACGTACTCCAGTCCTCACAGGGTATGCGTGATAATCCGATGGCGGTTATTATCACTACGGCCGGATTTGATAAATTAGGTCCATGTTACCAATACCGTGAAATGTGTACGGAAGTATTGTCTGGGCTAAAAGAAAATGATGCACTCTTTGCTGCTATCTTTTCTCCTGATGAGGGAGATGATTGGAAGGATCCGGAAACTTGGCAGAAGAGTAACCCCAATCTAGGAGTTACGGTCAAACCTCAATATTTGCAGACACAAGTCCAATCAGCAGTTAATGCTCCATCGGAAGAAGTCGGCATTAAAACAAAGAATTTCAATATCTGGTGTGACTCGGAAACCGTATGGATACCGGACCATTATATTTTGCAGGCTTCCGCTAATCTTGACTTTGAACAGTTCCGGGATATGGATTGCTATGCCGGTATTGACTTGTCAAGTACCAGCGACCTTACCTGTGTTAATTTTATGTTTCCCACATCGGATAAGTACTATTTCAAAACACTCTATTACCTGCCGGAAGCCGCCTTACAGGAAAAGCGATTTAAAGATTTATACGGAGAATGGCGAAGACAAGGACATATAACCATCACACCCGGTAATGTGACCGATTACGATTATATCCTGAATGACATAATGAGTATCCGGGAAATAGTATTCATTCAAAAAATCGCTTACGACTCCTGGAACTCCACTCAATTTGTCATTAACGCAGAGGAAAAAGGGCTACCGATGGAGCCATACGGTCAGAATCTCGGAAATTTCAACCGCCCGACAAAGGAGATGGAACGTTTGATTCTCTCCGGTAAAGCCGTTATCGACAATAATGTAATTAACCGGCATTGTTTCCGCAATGTCGTTATGGCAAGGGACAGGAACGGCAATACAAAACCGTCAAAACAGTTTGAAGAGAAAAAAATAGATGGTGTGATCGCCAAACTGGAAGCACTTGGAATATATCTCGTTTCTCCTCGTTATGGAGAATTTTATTGATTTGTCTGACAACTTTTTGGTTAGTAGAAAAAGCATATATGAAATTTTTAGGATTTGAAATACGAAAAGCGAGTAAACAGGAAACATCACAGGTTACAGCCTGGAGTTTTAATGGCTCCCGTCCTATGTTTACCAGCAGAAGTAAACCTATGCTGTTGTCTACTGTATACCGCTGCGTGGATCTCATTTCGGACAGTGTGGCCGTGCTTCCGCTGAAAACCTATCATTTAGATGCAGATGGATTTAAGGCCGAGGCTAAATCGCATCCGGCATATTACATGCTCAATATGGAGCCTAATGAAGATATGACTCGGTATGTTTTCTTCAAAACTCTTATGGCTTCCGTACTGCTAACCGGTAACGGCTACGCATACATTGAACGCGATAGTAAAATGAATGCTGCACAGCTCATTTATTTGCCATCCAGCCAGGTGACGATTACTTGGGTCACTGACCGTTCTGGGATTATGCGTAAACGATATCAGGTAGTAGGTTTTAGAGAACTTGTAGATCCGAGAGACATGATCCATGTGCTCAATTTCTCTTATGACGGCATTATTGGTGTGTCTACACTCGAACATGCGCGCCAATCTCTTGGGATTGCAACCAGTACAGAAGAGCACGCAGAAGGTTTTTTCAAGAGCGGTGCAAGTGTTGCAGGTATACTGACGGTTGAAGCGGCTCGACTGGATAAAGACAAAAAGGATCAGATATACCAGACATGGGAAGAACGTACAAATCCTGTAACCGGACATCCTAACGGTATTGCCGTGCTAGAGGGGAATATGAAGTATCAGCCAATTTCTATAAGTCCCAAAGACAGCCAGTTTATTGAAAGCAGACAGTTTAACGTTGTGGACCTCTGCCGGTTCTTCTCTGTATCTCCAGTCAAAGCTTTCGATCTCTCTAAATCCAGTTATTCGACTGTAGAAGCTACCCAACTTCAATATTTAACAGATACGGCCCTCGCAGTTATTACGAAAATAGAGCTAGAAATAAACCGCAAAGTCTTTCTACCATCCGAACGGGGAAGATTTATATCTGAATTCGATACTTCCGCTATTCTAAGAACCGATAAAAGTGCACAGGCTGCATTTTGGAAGGATTTGGCTACAGTAGGAGCGGCTACACCCAACGAAGTTCGAAGAGAAAATAATATGCCTAGAATAGAGAATGGAGATAAGGCTTTTGTACAAGTGAATGTACAGACATTGGATAATGCCGTGAAAGAAAAAGTGGATGAACCGCAAAATAATCCCGATTTGTCAGACAAAAATTTGGTTAGTTAGTAAAAGTACAGTTATGGACGAAAAAAGAGAAATTAGAAATACTTCATTCCAGGTGCAATTGACCGGAGATACGGAGGAAAAGAGAACTGTAGAAGGCTACGCACTGCTATTCAATACACCATCTGACGGGCTTCCGTTTGAGGAAGTTATAGAGCGTGGGGCTTTAGACGGAGTTATTGAGAAAAGCGATGTATTTGCATTGCTGAATCACAATCAAACCCGTGGTATTCTTGCAAGAAGCAAAGAAGGGACCGGATCATTATTTCTGTCCGTGGATGACAAGGGATTGAAATATCGATTCGAGGCACCGAAAACAGCACTCGGAGAAGAATTACTGGAAAACCTTCGTCGCGGAGAGATAGACCAGAGTTCTTTTTGTTTCGATGTTGAAAAAGACACTTGGGAAAAGAAAAGTGACGGAACCTGGAAACGTACAGTTCATAAAATTGGCAATTTGTATGACGCTTCACCGGTGTATAATGCGGCATACAGCAAAACGTCCGTGTGTTTGCGTGGTAAAGAGCAAGTCGAAGAAGAACTTCGTAAGAAAGAGCAGACAGTCCCTGAAGATTATTACCAAAGTATAGAGAAATCACTAAATTTATAAATTTATGGCAAAAGAAAAAAGTATTACAGAGTTAAAGGACGAAAGAAATCAGTTGATTGCTCGTTCTAAAGAGATTATTAATGGCGCAAAGACTGAAAAACGTCAGTTCAAACCGGAGGAAGCCGAGGAACTGGGGACAAACCAGCAACGCAGAGCAGAAATTGGTCTTGAGATCGAAGAACACGAGGTTATGAATCGTCAGCAAGGAAAGAGGCATCAGCCAATAGCAAATGAAAGGTTCTCATTACGTAGAGCCATTGCAAATATGGTGGACGGAGCTCAACAGAACGAGTCTGACGCAAGTGTTATTGATGCAGCTACCACACTACATAACACATCAGGAGCACAAATGGCGGATAAGCGCAGTATTGTAGTTCCTGTAAATTTAGAGAGCCGTGCAGCATTTACAGCTGCTACCGAAGCCGCTACTGGCGTTATCATCGATGAAGAACAACAGGAAATGCTGCTTCCATTGCAATCGGCACTAGTGTTGGCCCGTGCAGGAGCTCGTTTTATGACAGGTCTGCAGGGTAATATCTATTGGCCGCAGTTTTCAGGGGCTAATGTGTTTTGGGAAGGAGAAAATGAAGAGGCAGAAGACGGAGCCGGAAAATTCTCCAAAGGGGATGTGTTCAAGCCGCTCCGATTGACAGCATATGTGGATATCTCTAAGCAGTTACTTGTGCAGGAGAACGCTTCTGTTGAAGCCTATATTCGCCAAGCTATTGCTGTAGCCATCGCACAGAAGATAGAGCAAACGGCATTTAGCAAAACTAAGGGCGTAGAAAATACTCCCGATGGTATGTTCCACACCCTTAGTAATACTGTAAAAGGGGATATCAACTGGGCGCAGATCGTTGCAATGGAGACGAATGCCGATACGCAGAACGCTTTGTTTGGCAACCTTGCATATATTTTGCATCCGTCACTCATTGGTAAAGCTAAGACAAAAGTGAAAGATGCATCAGGGGCTGGAGGTTTCATCTTTGCAGGCAATGGGGACGGGCAATTGAATGGCTATAAGGCTTTGCGTACGAATAACTTGCCAAAAGAGTTGGGAGAGGGTAATGATGAATTCGGAGCGGTGTTCGGTAACTGGTCTGATTATTTCTTAGGCCAGTGGGGTGGTATTGAATTGTTAGTTGATCCTTATACACAGGCTCTCAAAGGTACTGTAAGACTCATTACCAATTCTTATTGGAACATGGGCTTTATTCGTAAAGAGTCATTCTGTGTCGCATCGATGAAGTAATATGGCATACGTGACCTTAGATATGGCAAAAAGGCACTTGAATATAGAGCCCTCGTATACGGATGAAGATTCGTATATAGAGGCTCTTATTAAAGTAGTCGAGGAGAAAACAGCGAAGGAACTTTGCGTATCCGTGGAAGAACTTGCTACCATTGATGGCGGTAAGAATATTCCTACGCCACTGGTTCAGGCGATGTTGCTGTGTCTTGGTGCCTATTATGCAAATCGGGAAAATACCGCGTATGCCACTCTAAAGGAAATTCCTCAAGGGGCAAAATACTTAGTTGATCTTTATAGAGACTATTCAAAATGAGAGCAGGATTATTACGTGAAACACTTGTATTCAAATCCCCAATTGAGACACAAAGCCCTACAGGTGCAGTGAAGAAGGAGTATAAAGAAGTATTCCAATGCCGGGCATGCAGAAAGAAAATGTCTCTTATCGCAGATCGGGATGGAGTTAGTGCGATGGAGCAATTTATCGGGCATACACTCGTTTTCCAAGTGCGTAATTATCCGGCTATCAAAGAGAATCTTCATGTTGTTTACAACGGTAACGAGTATAATCTCAAAATGGTTAATCCTCAAATGAACGATAACAGTCTGCTATTAACTCTTGAAAAAATTGATACATGATTGAGGTTAAACAAATAGACCGGGAAAACATTCAGTACCTCGTAGACAATTTAGAGGACTTTGAAAAGGACAAGGTTATTAGAAGCGGGCTTCGATCTGCTGTCAATGTTTTCAGAGTTAAAGGTAGGGCTAACCTCCGGTCCCGTCTTCTTCATCGTGGTAAACAGACCAACCACCTGATGAACTCGTTTACGAACCGGGTTAAACGGAACAAACTTGGAGCACTTGCGGGCTTTGATCGTCCGGGTGGTAATCATTCTCACTTGGTAGATTCCGGAACGAAAGTCCGAACGACTAAAAGCGGAGCAAATCGAGGTATTATGCCGGCTAATCGTTTTTGGTCAGATGCCAAAGTGAGTGAAGAGAGTAGGGCCATGAATGCACTCTATCAAGGTGTTCAAAAAGCCGTTCAACGAATAAATAACAGAAGCTAATGAATAAACTGGCGATTACAACCGAGATTAGAAATATTTTACTCGATTCAGGAGATATCACCTCTCTGATAGGAAAGAAAATATTTCCTGTTGTTGCCCCAATGAAGACAGAGGGTGACTTCATCATATATCAGCGTGATGGTTACAAACAAGAATATACTAAAATGGGCGTTGCCCGGCAAATTCCTACTGTATTCGTAAACGCTGTTAGTGATGATTATGATCGTAGCTTAGAACTAGCTTCTCTTATATATGAGGCTTTAGAAGGTGACTTCTCTAATCCGGATATGACAATACACCTGGAAGATTCCACGGAAGATTATTCAGAGGGGAAATACTTTCAAGTGCTTCAATTTTCAGTAGAATAAAAATGAAACGTAAAATTAAAATTTTAAATAGTATGACAGCAGTTAAACATGACTCAAGTAAAGACATCGTAAGAGGTCAGTTATTTCTTTTCCTTGGTGAAAATCCGGTAGCGTTCGCATCCAGTTGTTCTTTGGAAGTGTCAGTTGAAGAAATTGATATCTCCAATAAAATGTGCGGCGATTGGGCGGCGTCGTTACCTGGAAAAAAGAGTTTCACCATCAGTAGCGAATCATTGCTTACCCGGTTACAAGGAGCAACCAGTTATGACGAACTACTGAAACATGTAGATACTGGTGAAACATTCCAGTTCGTAGTCGGTGAGTCAACTATCACCGATAAAACTAACGTTGGTGGCAGCTTCGCAATTGATACTACCAAACCGAATTATAAAGGTGAGATTATGCTTACCTCTTTGTCTTTAAAGAGTGATAATGGGCAAATTGCAACGTGTTCCGCATCTTTTAAAGGTGTTGGTGCCTTGCAAAAGGTTGAAGCCGTTCCTGCAGGGGAATAAGCATAAAAAGTAATAAACGTGAAGGCGGTCAGATGATGGCCGCCTTTTTTAATTAGAACAACTATGAGTTTATTCATCACAATCATAATAATCGTATTTACCCTAGTTACAGTAGTTGCAATTATTGATAGTAAATGCTGCCGCCCGGGTCCTCCAACAGTGGTAAATAGCCCTGCACCGAGGAAAAGATTTCGTTTTGATCCGAAAGTAAAACTGAATATTCAATCAATAATCAGATGGGAACAGCTTCGGGGAAAATCATTCTCCTTAATGGATTATGCCGATAAGGATGATGTAGATGCATTACTTTACACAACTACAGTATGCAACAATGAAGGCAAGATGTATACGTTTGAAGTATTCCGGCACACCCTATCAAACGAAAAGATAACTCGTGAAATGGTTATGGCTTTGGAGCGAGAAACAGCAGTTCTCGCTCAATTTCAAAAAAAGCAAAAAGAGGATGACATAGCAAATCACGACGTCACACCTGGGATGATTGGTGAATTGGTTGCGACACTTATCATGGCTGGACTTGATGCGCATTATGCTCTGGAAGAAATGGAACTATGTGATCTTCCAATATACATAGATGCCTACGAACGGAGAAAAAAGGAGCAGATGGAGAGTGATAGGCTATGGACCTACTATAAAATCCTTCCACATATTGACGCAAGTAAGTTAAAGAATGGTGCTAGAGACCTGATAACATTTCCTTGGGAAGAGATGGAGGATATGAAAGAAGCGGAAAGAGCATTGGCGGAAGATGCGGACATTTTCGAGTTATTTATGAATAATGGAATAAACACCTAAGAACAAAGATGTTATGGCAGGTAAATTAAGTTTTAGTATAGCAATAAATCTCTTGACAGAGAACTTCAAGAGAGGATCAAATCAAGTGAAAGCTGCATTCAAATCAATGCAGATGCAGCTTCTTACTTTTGCTGCAGCTTTGGGGGCCGGTGGCTTAGGTTTGAGTAATTTCGTTTCTCGGCTCATTGAAGTAGCCCGTGAAACTAATAGAGTGACTACCGCACTAAAGAATGTGTCCGGTACTATGTCACAGTATGCGGATAACCAAAGGTATTTGTTGGATCTGGCAAAGAAGTACGGGCTGGAGATTAATGCTCTGACTGCAAACTATGCGAAATTCACGGCAGCTGCTTCTATTTCCGGTATGTCCATGATGAACCAGCGCAAAGTATTCGAATCCGTTTCCCGTGCATGTACAGCCTTTGGGATGAGCGCAGACGATAGTAACGGTGTAATGCTTGCACTCTCCCAAATGATGAGTAAAGGTAAGATTAGTTCCGAGGAATTACGCTTACAGATGGGCGAACGTCTTCCGGTAGCATTACAGGCTATGGCAAAAGCCGCTGGTGTCTCTGTTGGTGGACTTGACAAATTAATGAAGCAAGGTAAGTTAATGAGCGCAGATGTACTTCCTAAGTTCGCAGAAGCGCTCAACGAAATGATTCCTAACGTTGATACTGATAACTTGGAAACATCCGTAAATCGCCTGAAAAACGCATTTACAGAATTTGTAAACGGGACGGACATACAAAGTAAGTATAAGACCCTTATTGATTGGTTAACCGGAATCGTAAAATCAGCAGCAAACAATATAAAAAGTATTGTAACATATACTGTTGCTGCTATTTTAGTGATGGTCACTAGCCGACTAGTTAATAAAATAATAAGTTCTATTGCAAAAGCAGAACTGGCTGCGAAATCAGCTGCTAGAAGAGCTGCAAAAGATGCTGGAATTGCATTTGATGAAATGGCATGGAAAGCACAAAAAACTAGCGCCTCTATAAAAATGGCATTTAGCAAGGCTTTAGGATCTTTGAAAGCATTATTTATATCGTCTATTCCTACATTCGTAATCGCTGCCATCGGAGTAATTATTGCAAAGTTATCTACTGTCTACCAAGAATCAAAACGCATAAAGAATATATACTCTGATTATCAGAAAAATCTTTGGAGTGCAAGTACTACTCCTGAAATAACACATATGCAAACTTTGATTAATATCATGAATGACAGAAAGAAAAGTCAAAATGAAATTAACACAGCACAGGGCGAGTTGCAGAAAATGTTAGGTAAAGAAAACTTGTCACAAGAAGAACTCAACAAGTTAGTAAAGACTAGAATAGCATTGCTTAGAGAAGCAGCCATGGCAGAACATGCATTTAATACTGTCGGAGAGTATTCGGAAAAGAATGCACAGCTGTCAGGAAGCGTAGGATTAAGCACCGAACAGATGGATCGATTAGTCAAATTAAAGCCCATCGATGGCACGTCTAATCAAAATAGCTTTGCTTATAATAATGCTATCAGAGATGAACTAAAGAAAAATGGAAATTTATACAAAGGTATTTCTTTGTCTGATGTGGATAAGGCAGTAAAAGAATATATCGAAAACAACCGTGTAATAGCAGATGCTACCAACAGAGCTGGTAAATACCAAGCCAATGCAAGCAAATTAACGACACCAATAGTAGATCCAGATGACGACAAAAAGAAAAAGACTCCTCTACAGAAAGAGCAGGAATCTTTCGATAAACAATTCGAGGAATTAAAAGCCGAACTAGAGATCGGGAAGATTACCCAGGCTGAATATAATAAAGCTTTGGGCGAATTGAATATAAAGATGTACGCGCATGGTAAAGGGACAGGAAATCAGAAGGTTCTCGAAAGTGAATATTTGAAAGCCAGAAAGCAAGCAGCTGAAAAGGCAATCAAAGATCAGGATAAAAATACTGCTCTCGTTGAATTCGAAAAGGTTCAGAAGGATTACAATACAAAGGTAAAGGAAGCCCAGATGCAGCATTCCAAAGGTTTGATGTCTCAAAAGGAACTGAATACAAATATAGCTTCTCTTTCTATTGAAGCTGCCAAATCCGCTGCCGGTATCAAAGGTATCGGAGATGAGGCTGATGTATTTATCTCCGCTATGCAGTTAAAAGCAAAACTACTTTCATCTTCTACTAAGATAAAACCCCGTGATACTACATTTGATTACAAAAAAACAAAAACAGAGATTGCCTCTGAAAATCTGGACAAAGCTAAAGAGTTAGCGGATAAATATAAAGAAGAAGCCCGTAATATTGGAAAGACATTATCAGATGAGGTTGCCAATGCTATGGCGAATGTTCCGTCATTAGAAGAAGCTTTGAAATTAGCACAGGTAAAAGAGGATATAAAGAATCTCAATAAAGAGCTTAATGAATCATTGTATTCTGGCGTTAAAGACATTGCAAGCAGTTCAGACCGTATTGTTAGTGCGTTCAGTAACCTTCGCGATGTAATGAATGACGTAGATGCATCCGGATGGGAGAGAATTATGGCTATCTGGAACGCAATGACAAATGTAGTAGACACTTTCTTATCTATCATTAAGATGATTGAGAGTCTGACAGAAATCACCAATAAACTCACACAGGCAAAAGAGCAGGAGGCTAAAATGACTGGTGTAGCCACTGCTTCAAAAGTAACAGAAGCTGCTGTTGATACGACTGTCACAGGTGTAAAAGTTGCAAATTCGGAAATTAAAAAAACTGCAGATACTTCAGAGGCTGCCACAGCAGTAACTACAGCAACGAAGGAAGTGGCTGCCAATACTGCAAAGGGAGTAAGTGCAGCTGGATCTAGTGCTGCAAGTTTACCATTCCCAGCAAACATTATTGCCATTGGTGCAGCAATAGCTGCTGCAGTCGCGTTGTTTGCTTCTATTCCTAAATTTGCTACAGGAGGCGTTATAACCGGTGGTCCCACTTCTGGAGATAAAATACTAGCCCGTGTCAATGCCGGCGAAATGATTTTAAACCAAGGGCAGCAGTCACGACTATTTGAAGCTATCAATTCCGGAAAGTTGGGCGGAAGTGGAAATATGTCCTCCACAGTAACTACTAGAGTCCGAGCCAAAGACCTTATTCTTACGATTAATAATGAACTTAAATCACAGGGAAAGAAACCTATATCATGAGTTACGGATTAATATACACAGTACCATTTGCCACGCTTGATAATGTTCCATGTGTGGTAGAAATTGAAAAAGAATACTATACGGGTAAATCAAAAGAGTTAACTCCTGCTGGGGATTCTCCTTTTACAGTTGATATAGAGGATGAAGAATTTCTTTATACTCCTACTCGATTTAGTACAGCAACGATCCGGGTGGTTGGCAGTGATTATTTGCAGAATTTATTTTCTACAGGTTATCAAATGTATCGGGTGACCTTGAAAGTAGATGGCTTAGTTACTTGGTGTGGATTCATAAAGCCAGAGCTTTATACACAAGATTATACCCTGAAGACATTTAATCTTGATCTGGAGTGCATAAGTGCCATGTCCACTCTCGAGTTTATTGATTACAAACAAATAGGGGAGAGCCGCACATTTGTGTCTTTTTGGGACTTGCTAAAAAAATGTATTACTTCGGCTTCTGCTCAATACAACGCCATATATTTCCCACATGTATATGCGAAAGATACAGAAAGTTATGCAGAAGGAACTAATGTACTGGAAAATATGACAGTAAGTGAACAGAATTTCTTTGATGAAGATGATAAAGCAATGACTTTGAAAGAGGTGTTAGAGGAGATCTGTAAGTTCCTTAATTGGACCTGTGTTGATTGGAAGGGCGAGCTATATTTCATCGATATAGACCATATCGGAGAGTTCTATAAATACGATCCAATAACGTTTAAGAAAAATGGAACTGTTTCCCCGACTTTGCTTAACATACAAAATGTTGGTTTTGCTGGATCGGATCACGCATTAGATATTTTGCCGGGTTATAATAAAGTAACTGTTAAATGTAGTAATTATCCCATAGAGGAAATTAAAATTACCGAAGATTTTGATAAGCTAAAGTTATTGTCAAATATTGGAGAAGTATCTACTAATCTAGGCAACGGTAATACAAGACATACGCAGAGAGAGGTGTTATATCCTAACATTTTAACGATGCATCAATTTACCTACAAAAATGGTGTTTTGTCTCCTGTTACAGACTTGTCCATTTATAAAAACAAGAGTAATGCCGCCGAATTGCTGGGGGCTATTCCATTAAGATACGCCTCTTATGAATCAGGGCTAAAGACACCAACTACGCAATCATACAATTATGAGTGCGCAATACAAGTCCGGCAACGTTGTGGCACGAAATATGATCCGATTAATGATATAACTCCTAATTCCGTCTTTAATGATTCGACTGTAGTTATCAGTGCAAAGAATGAA